CTACGATGCAGCAAGCTTGCGCGGCGCTGCATGGTCAAGAATATGCCCGACTTCAGAGGCATTCTTTGTTTTCCAAAGCATACAGCCAAATGTAATAATACCGGTGATATTCTTATCCTTATCTTTGACAATCAGGCGATTTATCTGGTGCTCACGCATGAGGTCAGCCGCTTTTTCCAGTGCATCTTCTTCTAGGCAGCTATGCACCTCACTGGTCATGCTATCTTTCACCTTGCTGTCTTTTGGATTGTCACCATTTGCCAGCGTGCGTAATACAATGTCGCGGTCAGTGATAATACCAACGCAATGCTCTTTATCATCACCCACTGGTAATGCGCCGCAATCTATTTCCTTCATTTTTCGGGCTGCTGCCGTGATGTTATCATTGGGGCCGATAAAGGCAGGGTCTTTTGTCATAATGTCTTTTACTTGCATGGGATATCTCCTTGGTAGGTTAATAGCCGGAAACCCCGACCATAGGCTAAACTACCTCACCAAGCTGAAACCTGACTGAAGGCAAAGAATTTATAAAATGTAAAGCTGTACCTCTGCTTCTCTGCGCCGTATCAGACCACGCAACTTCCGGCCTCCAGCCCATACCCAGCGCATAAACTCGCGGGGAACTTCGCTATGCTCCTCCCGGTTCACTTTGCGGCGCAGGGTTGATCGTTGCAGAGCTCCAGAGCCAAGATTGAAAGTGAAGGACACTAACGCATCGAACTGGCCATCGGTGAGCGGCACATTTATTAGTCTCAGGACAGCTTGTTCTGCGGACAGCACATCTTTTATCAGCAATGCTTCTCCAGCTTCAGGGCTTATGCTATTTTTGAACATTTCGGCTTCTCCAGCACGTAGCAAATGCCCATAACCGATAGTCGGCAGACCCGCAGCATCGAGATATATTTTGGGTTCAAAACCTTCAAAACGCTTTATCAGGTTGATACCCTTTTCACTAATGGCGCGACATTTAGTCGCCCCATTCGGGCGTTCAAAGTGTGTGACATGCCTCATTTCCCGCTCCGTACTTTGCTCATGGCACGTTGCCCGAAATAGAAGCTGATAATGCCAGCGAAGATTACCTGGTCCTCAACACTCCATAGAATATCCATGTGCCATGGCAGCGGGTTTCCTAGATCAACCATGCCGAATTGCATATATTTGACGGTGAAATAGAGCAGAAAAAAGGCGTAGGCTAATACTGGTCGTACCGTACCGTTGAGTGCGTCCACCCATTTTATGCCTGTATTGTAGGTTTTATAGAGGGCGCGGCTTTCGGAGATATCGGCCTGTACGTTGATTTCTTCTAACCGTTGGGCATGACCTTTTTCTTGCTGCGCCATCTGCATTTCCAAGATTACCAGCTCGTGCTTGCGGTCGGCAGAATCGCGCCACATTTTGAGAAAATCAGGAAAGGCAGCGCCCATAAACCCTATCAGTGATCCAAGTAATGTAATCATATCATCCTCCTGTTTGTATGATTTGTTTGATTCCCTGCCACAATGCCACCAGCATTCCGGTGGCCGCTGCAGTGATGGCGGAGCGTTTTCCCCATTTGATAATTTCATCTGAGCCGGTACGTGATTTGCGTAGATAAACCATATCGGCCTGCATTGTTGTTGGGTCTTCCGTATCAATTCCATAGCGAGTTAGTGCATCATCGATGCCTTCACGCACGGCGCAGCGCACGGTCTTTTTGAGTTCTTCATCGGTCATGATATTGCCTGTTTCTGTATTAAATATTGTTCGATTTGGTTGCGCTGTGATTCATCTAGCGATGCTGCGTAAATCAGCACATCACTTATCCAGCCGATAAATGAACGTGAGCCGCTGGTATCGTCATTAAACAGGTAACCACCTGTTAGAAGCATTCCCGTGGAATCGGCAATATCGCTATCTACCAGTGCGCCATTTTTGTAAGTTTCAATATTTGTGCCGTCATAGATTGTGCTGGAAAGCACGGCATTATCATTGCCACTATTGAAGATTGCTCCGCCATTATAGGCAGTTGAACGGAGTACATCTGGTGTATCTCTGGTCTGTCTTATCGAGAAAACTGATTCGCCACTTGTTGCATCACCAAACGACATCGCAGCATTTAAAGCACTTCCAGTTGTTGGGTCGGGGGTGATAATATCGGCCTTCAAAACCATAAATATGGTGAAGGGATCGCCCACCGTAATGGGATGAGTGAAGTTTAATATGCGGTTATTGCCATCACTTTTCAGGGCTGGGTTGCCATTGATTCCACTACTTACATAAGTTGGTTGCTTTGCGTTGTCAGATTGTATTGCGTGATTATTCAGACCTGATTTATCCAGCCATTTACTAACATTTCCGCTGCCATCTTTAATGATGTTGGCAAGGTTGGATGCTTCTAGCCAGAGCTTCAAATTTGGCACATGTCTAGGGTCAAAACCTTGCGATAATATACCCTGAAATTCTGCTGCTAAAGCGTCATCGAAACTATGTTGATATCCATACGCATTGCTCATAATTCTCTCCTACCAATTCCAAGGGCCACGCGGCTGTAGATATTGCATTGTGGTGCGAATCACCCCTCCGGTGAAGTTTGCGCCGTTGGCGGTTAGGCGAACGGCTGTATCTGAATAAAAAGCTGTTGGGCCGATGATGCCGATATTGGTGGAATCCTGCCCGATGCCGATTGAGCCACCGAATTTGCCAGTTTCACCGCTAATACCGACATCGAAAGAAGTTGCACCAGTCACTGCTGTCAGCACACGCACGTTGACGGTAAGCAAAATGGAGCGGTTCGGGACGGTAATGGTGGTGTCGACAAATGCTCCTGAGCTTACAGTCACATCCTCCTGCTGATGACCAACGCGCAGATATTCGCCTGTATCCTTCATGATCAGGCCGAAGGGAATCCAGCCAGAGCCATCGTAAGCCATGCGAGAATCCAGCGATTCCACCACTGCATCCATCCACTTAAACGGTGTGTAAAATATCCAGCCACCCGTGAGATATTGAGCAATATTATTATTCTGCCCGACAAATACACCTGTTGGAGATGTGCCAACAATCACCAGATCACCCGCCGCAGGACTGCCCGGCGGTGTATCGGTGAGATCAGCCACCACTGGTGTAACGAACGCATCAAGGCGGTTGAGAGAGTCGTTGTGGGTTACTTCTTTTTGGGCTTGGCTCGTAACAATATACGGCAAGCCCAGCCTTCCGCTCTGGGACATGATATTCTCCTAGTTTTAATGATTAAATAGTTGCGCTGGTGGCGTAGCCTCGGCCTACCACCGCCGACATTTGGTAAATATTCACATCCACACTGCTTTGAGTGCTACCGAAGTCGGTCGTTTGATCTGCGGCGCTGTATGCAGCGGTTGGACTGGTAATCTCGATGGTTCGCACCACGTTGCTGCCATTGAGGATATCTACTTCATACGCCTCTGATTCTTCACCGAGCGGAATACCAACGCCATCACGCCATTCACCATCAACACGAGAGCGGCGAATCCAATTGATAGTTAGATTTGCTGAACCGTCACGGCTTCCACTCACATGCACTGGAGAGAAGGGTTTCAGGTTATTACCAAGATAGGTGAAGCTGGTCTCACTTGTATTGCCCAGCGAATTACCAACGCTCACCGTTTTGTAAAACAACTCCCGCCCGATTAGATTATTGGCGATTGCGGTGGTGTAAAGCGCAGGCGTAATCATCACAAATCGTTCGCCCACCACATGGCTGCCGATTGCCCATTCTGTTCCTTGCCTGCCACGAAGTAATTTAGTGAGTTTGTATGTGCTTTCGCCAATCAATACGGCATTTTGGAATTGAACCATCTCGCCACCAATTAAAGCAGCGTTTGCACCGTTTAACACTGCTAATTCACTGACAGAAGCGAGGCTTCCAGAGGTCAAAACAACTTCGACTTCATTGACTAAATCCCAGCTTTTAAACGAACCATCTGGCAGGTTGGTAGTAATAGTTCCGAACGTAGCCGCCCCATCAAGACCAGCCAGCACGTTGAATGTATTGCCCCCAGCTTCGCCACCATCATCGGATCGATATATTGCTGCGCCATTCCAATTTGCACCATCGGCAGCAACACCAATTCGCAGCAAACCTTGATTCAGTGTGTCTGTTGGCAAAGGGGGAGCATCAATAAATTGTGCAATTGTATCTGGCACAAGGACAGGCGGTGTTAGGTTTTTAGCGGTTTCTCCAGCTGCTGTGTAAAAGTCGTATGAGCTGATATCCTCGGCAATAGCAGAGATTTTCATCACGCCATTGGCTTCCATATCAGTTTTTTGCACCCGCATTTCGTGAGCAACGCCCAAAACCGTAACGGTTATTACATCGGTCGGCTCAATCCTCACATATTGCGGTGGCAGCTTTAGGGCAAAAGATGTTCGTTCTTTCCACGCGCTATAGAGCGTAACATCAGCTATCTTTTTGGCCTGCGTTGCACCCATCACAATCGGTAAATTCATCGTCACCTGATCCACCGCTTTGACCACCTGACGCTGTGAAGTTTGCGTTACTGGATCGTAGTTGAAAGGCCGATCTATATAGGTAACATTCACCCGCTGTGGCAATTCCAACTCCTGTGCTCGGACGATTTCCAATACATCCTGCACATCCTTTTTCTTGGATGGAATCAGATCATCTTCTGATATAGATTTCACTGATTCATTGCCACGCGGCACGCATTTTAGAATGCCATCGCTTTCCACCACATCGAAGAAAAATGAGGTAGTGAGATATTCCAGCGCATTGCGGACGGTAATCGGACTACTAAGAATAAACCCTTCCACCGTATCGGTTAGCCTCGTCACATCATAATCTGAAGCACTTAAACCAGCCGCCTGAAACAGTTCCGCTACAATTGCACCCAGCGTAGAATTGCCGAGTTTACCTTGCACCCAATGGCCTGTATTCCATAAAACAGAGTCCTGCCAAACACCTTCTAAATCAGGCCAGAAAGAGAATGGACGAGCATCCCATGTCCATATAAATCTTCGTGCAACTAGTCCTGTATTGCCAGATATTTGTTCTCGAGTATCAAGATAATCAAGCGTGGCATTAAGTGCCTCACGTTGTGCCTGAAAGTCAATGCGTCCCTTGCTTCCACGAGGAAAAAAGCTCTCGCTTGAGGTGGGGTCAAAAAATACATTGGGCTGGTTAGCGCAGCTATCAACGGATGGAAAACCAAACTCCGTAAACCACACAGGCTTCATTTTTGCCGTCCAGCCAGTGGTGCTTAAATCAGGATTGGTGTGAGTATTTTTCCACCAATATTCCAAGTTTTTCCATGCAAATTTAGCATCGCTATAATTGGTTTTGCCTGTGCGATTGACAGAATCTGCGTAATAATAATCCCATCCTTCGCCAGATTCCCAGCCATCTGTTATGGATTGTTCATCAATTTGAATCTGTGGCAAATCATCAGTAAGTGGAAAATAGGAATCAATCCCCACAAAATCGATATTCGCACTTGCCCATAGCGGATCAAGATTAAACCAGCCGCCTGTTGAGTGATACTCGCTCCAATCAGCGGCATAGGTTATTTGTGTGCTGCCACCCATTATGGCTTTCACTGTTGCTGCTAAAGTCACCAGCTGATTGACTGCTGGGTAATTTCCAGCCACATCACTGTAACCAGTCATACCGACCAATTCCGAGCCGACCACAAACGCATCTACCTTACCAACCAGCAAATTGGCGTAATGAGTTATAAACGCATTATAGCCGTTGGTTTTTGTGAACCAGTTATTTGCATCGGTTGCGTTACTAGGCACAATCCGCCCACGCCATGGTTTCGGGTCTGGTGTCAGCTCATCAACAAATGGCATCGGATAAAGCATCACATTCAAGCCACGAGATTTTAGCTCGGCACAAATATCAACCACGGTATTATCGCTAGGAGTTCCGCCATAAGTCGGAGTTTCTGGGTCGATAAAAAGCACTAACTGTGCGGATGCCCGATTAATTCCAGCCACGCTCCAGTCGCTAGGTAATACTTGCGTTGTGCCTTGAAATTCCACCTTCGGAACAATATTGCATGTGCCTGCATCGGTAGACGTTGCAAACCAAGTCACCACCACCGCCACCCATTCAAGATTTGGTAGCACATTAAGCATCTGATCAATGGCAACGACAGCGTCAGCTTTGCCCTCATAATTATGCATATTTATGGTATTTTTATCACCTGATGGCGTAAATGAGCTGCCGATAAATGCGCCATCTTGTTTGGTGGCAATGTTTGTTCCGTAGACAAATTCTCCAGCTCCAGGGATAAGAATCATATCCTTGATTTTATCCTCAATGCTTGGAGTAAACTTAACTGTACGGCGTATTTCAAAGGTAAAATTAGGGATGCGATTGCCGTATTCTGCCAGTGGAAAATCCTCAATCACCACATACGCCATACCACGATAGGCAGAGATTGTTCCTGCTGTGAGGTATTTAGACATGATATCGTCAATAAGTTGATCCTCATCGCCAAAATGCACATTATATTTACCCTGCGCAGCAGAAAGTACGTCCTCGGTCAGCACTTTACTATCTGCCCAAACACGAATCACCTCGTCAATCGGCCCTTCACACAAAGCGATCGCCAGCGTGATGAAATATTCATAAGTGACGGTGGTTTGGCTGGTCGTAGTTTTACCTCCACCGCCTTTTCCGCCACCACCAGTTTGGGTGCTGGTTTTCTCAGTTTTTACCTCCTTGATATCAGTTGCCCAGATGACATTGCCAGCAATGCGCATTGTGCCATAAACTTTGGAAATCATATTGCCATAAGTCGCAGTTTGAGCACGCAAATCAGCCAGCCGTGGGCCTTCTTGGGTTGGCAATTGGATACGTTGAGTTTTGGCAAAAAATGCTCCAGCAGCCATTCCTCCAAGGTTTGCACCAAGGATAGCTCCTTGTGGACCGCCCAACACAAAACCAACCGCACCACCAACTACGGGTAAAACTATATCTGCCATATTTTTCTACTTAATCGATTTGAGTTGTTTGTTTTTGAAGCGATAAATGTGGGTGAGCATTCGCTTCCATGTTTCTGTGAGAGGCTGCTCCACCACCTTGCCAGCACTGGAATTGCAATGAATCAGCCCATATTGAATTGGCGCACCTTCGTGCGCGGGGCCACCGCTCGGATATTCAGATAACAAACCAACATGCTGAGGATCTTTGAATGTTTTGAACAGCAACACATCACCGACTTGCATTTTATCCCGAGGAGCTTCTCGTAGATGCTGATGGATGCTGCCAACCAGCCGACCATTTTCTGGATGCATGGAGTAATTTGTTTCATCGGCATGAACCAGTAAATTGCCATCCCCATCATGAATCCCTAACTCATCAATGATGCCAATCACCAGCCCGATACAATCCACACCACCACCACCACGGCTAGATTTTTTAAGCCGCCCCTGATGATGATATTTCGTGCCAAGCCAAGTGCGTGCTTGGTCGATAATCTGTTGTTGCTTAATTTTAGTCATTTCTACCTGTCTTATCTAGAGTTCCTGCGGTGGTGAGGAGTTTATCAACACCAGGAATATCTGGTTCTCCTCTAAAATTGATGATGTTGCTGAATTTGCTCTGGCATGTTTTACGGGTTTTATCGCAGCCCGTAACGATGTTAAAACCATCACCAACTTGAATGCTCTTGCCCATCAGAAGTGCCAGCACCACCTGTGTGCTTGCGAATTCTTTGACTTCCATTCTACGACCAGAATTATTGCCGGATGTCCACACCACCTCGCCACCAGTGAACCAAAAAGCAGCTTCGCTCAAGACACTTGCTTTGAATGTTTGATTGTTGGTAATTTCAGTAACGGTTGCGGATACGGTAAAACTAGCCACCGCCACCTTGCAGCGAGAATCTCCCAATATCGCCCTGCAAGATGGAGAAAAAATCTCGCCGATAGTTTGTGACAGATGCTGCGTTAATCCCCGAACTTCCGCCTGAAACATCTGCTGGTTGATAGTGACTTCACCCAACCTCCCACGTTTGACTATCAATTTTCCTTGGCTCAAATCCTCATAATTAACGATGAATATTTCAATCTCGGCATAGTCATATAGCCCAGCCAGCAGCTCTTCCTCGGTGATTTTGGTTGAGAATGTTTGCCCTTCCAAATCAAGATTATCAACTGACATATTGCTTTTGCTTTCCACCGTAGTTGGCGTAAATCCAGCGATTGAGTCGTAAATCACACCGCCGAAAGTGAGTGCGGCATCATGATCGGTAAAGCCAAGTTCAATTCCATCGGTGCGAGTGATATGCCAACAGGTCGCGAGTGTTTGCAGTTCACCCGCAAAATGCGCTTCTAATTCTGGGCTGATATTTTTCATAATATTGTAAATCCTTGCATTTTTCTCTATTTCTTCTATACTTAACCGCATGTTGAAAACAAACCACAAACCCAAGAAACAAGTGCTCATTAAGTTCCTACTGCTATGTGGGCTGCTTATTGGTTATTTTGCGTATCTCAGTTATGAATACGACTTGCTGACAGGTGGTGTTGCTGCACTGCTGACCTGGAGTTTCTTTGTTCTCTGCACGCCCGTTGCTGATGCTGGATTCCTGTTGGATTTTCCTCTGCGCTTGCTGTTTGGTATTCGCATGGTTATTTCAGAGGTAGCGGTCTGGGCGATTGCTATCTTGGCTAATGTGCTGACATGGCATTATGCTGCTGACTATTACGACACCACCATCATAACCAAACTCTTGCACCAGATTATTGTAACGCCATACCCTTATTGGGGAGTAGTGCTGTTATCCGGTGTTGGCACGTTTCTTTCCATCCGCTTTGGTGATGAGCTTATGGACGTGATTCATCATCGTGACCGTAATTTTTTCCATTCCCATCATTTTAAGCATGAACTCATCTTGGTAGCTTTCTTTGTGATGGTTCTTTTTGGTTATTATGAACTGATAAGTTCACTTGGAATTAACGCGGATTTATAATCATATTCTTACCTCTATCAGTGGGATATTATTCCAACTTCCAGCATTAAAACTATCCATGGAAATAGCCAGCTCATCGGTATCAAATCGTACAGGAACATCAAATTCAAAATCTGCGGTGATTGTTTCTGCAATGGCTGGAGCAGAATTAAAGGTAATAATTCCAGTGGTCATATCGATATTAATACCGCTAGTTTGCAGCACAGAATCGACATATATTTTCACTGTTCCTGCAACTGGTTTATTGATATTACGAGATATGGCAATATTGCTGCTGTAAATCTTCACCAGTTGAAAATCAGTAGTAGCACCATCACCTGTACCGATTGCTTCATTCGTTCCTTGATAATCGCTCCAATCCTTGAAACGAAAACCCACCGCTTTGCCTTTGCGAGTACGAAAAAATGTAATTAATGCCTGCCATTGCGATTCAGTTTTTACACCTGAAGCCACATTATATTTAGCCCGAGATTGCGACCATTTACTATTACGCTGCTCCCGCCCCGAAACAGTTGCCACAACATCGGTGAGGAACATAGGGCCACCTGTTGCCCCATAGCTGATATCAGTCGGGAATTGCATTTCTTCAAATGATGTCATAAGTTCCTCCTTCCACGTTCAATGGCTCGTGCCATATCAGCCGAAATTTGGCTTTGTGATTGACGGAAGCCTTGCACATCAGGCGTTTGAATATTCATATTTACCGTTACTGGTGCAGATCCGTTTGGAGTGATATTCATCGGACGACTACCAGCAAAGGCTAATTCGGGGCCTCGTTCTCCAACAACACCGAATTGACCAGCTTTGAGCGTTCCGCCATCTGCAAAAAAGCCGCCGAACATGCTGCCTATGCCCGAGATTAAGCTTCCAAATCCTCCACCAGAGCCTCCTTTGCCACCGAAGAAACCTCCGATAGAACTCATTAAGCCACCGAGCAAACCACCTTCACCACCAATGCCTAAATCTTTCATAGCGGATTTGAGTAGCATTTTATTGACATCGGACAGGATGTTTTTTGCTAGATCGCCGAAGCCGTTAAATTTTCCACCAACAATATCAAGCGAATCAATTAGCCTACCTTCGATAGACTCTCCCAGCCGTTCAAAATCCTTGTCTATTTGATCAGTAGTTTTCTTAGATTCATTCTTTAGCTTGTTATTGGCATCATCGGTTTTTGATGGCTGTCCTTGCTTTCCAGCTGATGGTTTCTTGAACAAGTCCGCCAAGGCTCCAGCTTTGCTAGAATTCGCCTGTACTATTTTATCAGCTGCAGCACCGATTTCAGCATCAATCGCAGCGTTAAATTCCCGGGCTTCAGCCAGCGCTTTATCAAACGCATTACCCATCGCATCAAGCAAGCCTGTTTCCAGCACTTTCTTAGTGTTTTCAAAAGACACACCACCGAGGGGGTCTTCAATAAAAGCTGCTAAATCCTTGCCTAGAGCTTCAAATCTGGCGGAAATTGTGTTACCAAATGCAGCGAATGATCTGCCAACCCCATCAAATACAGCTATGAATAAATTGCCAAATTTTATCACCTCCGCAATTAAAGCTTTAAATGCCAATCCCAGCGGTTCAATTGAGGCTGTTATTTGTTCTGCCAGCCATTTAACTGCGTTGGCAATTCCAGTTAGCATTGCGGTTAAACCAGCGTCACCTATGGCTTTTACGAGCTTTGAGAAGCCATCACCCATATTTGAGAGCGCGACATTTAATGTGTCGGCTTGCTCCTCCATCGCACCAGCAAATTGAACATCACCAATGGATTTAAGGAATGCTTCAATTTCCTCTGCATTTTTGCCAACTGTGGTTTTAATTCCCTGAAATGTGAAGGTGACTTGATCGCCTTGAGATTTGGATTTTATACCGAATTCTTTTAGTCGTTCGAACTCACCTGTTGCAGCGTCAGCAACCGCTTCAATCATTTGATTAAGCGACTTCCCCATCGCAGTTGCGGTGTTACCGTAAGATGTGAGGGCTTCTGCAGATGGCGTTAATCCCAAGGCTTTTAACTTGATGAATGCAGCGGTTACTTCTTCTAATTGGAACGGCGTTGTGGCTGCAAATTCTTGGATAAAACCGAATGCCACTGCTGCATTATCTGCCGAACCAGTGATCGTGCGGAGCGATGCCTCCAGCTTTTCAAACTTGGTAATAGTATCGGTGATTTGCTTGCCGACAAAAGCGGTTGCCATCAAGCCGCCGATACGGCTCAAACCACGCCCCATCTTGCTAAAGCGCCGATCCATATTATCAACGCCCTTATTAATCTGGGAGAAGGCTTTCTGGGTCTTATTAACCGCTCTAACCGTGAATTTTGCTTCCGAAAAGCCCATTATTTTACCTGTAATTCAAAAAATGCTAGCCATTCCATGAACTGTCTTGTGTCCATAGATTCAATCTCAAAAAGTGGGCGACCGAGTCTTACCGCTAGTGCTAGCTGGTTTCTGCGGAAGTGGTCGCCTCGGAGTTTCCCTTGTGCGTCTCCATATCACCGAAGAATCTGGCTTCAATTTTCTCAGCAATACGGCTGACTACTTTATAATCCGCCTCTTGCAGCAGGACATCACGATCCGTTATGGAAAACAGCCGTTTGCCGTCCTTATCCTTGGCTTTTACGATGATAATATTTGCGGCCTGCTCAATATTGCTGGCTTTTTTAGAGGCAATTTTCTGCATCATATTCACCTCTGCCATGGTCATTGGCAGGACATGAATTTCCAGCGGATTAGCGCCATCGCCCCATTCAGGAACGTGGATAATCAGCCGTTCCTGGCTTGCGTAATGTTTGGTAACTTGATTGATAATGCTCATATTCTGCTCCAATTATACGACTGTTGATTCGGTTAATGCACCTGTGCCTGTGAAGCTAAAACTGGCTTCCACCAAGCCATCAAACGATGCGTTGTAGGAAATACTGGTGATGATTACATCACCGCTCCAATATGTATCACCAGAGGTGTTGCCCTCGGGATATAAGTTTAGAGTGACGGTTGCTCCAGCTGATAATGAGCCTTGCCCGAGCGTGTCTGTTTCGTCCCAAAAGCCGTCAAAACTACCAGAAAAGCTCTTGATAGTTGCTTGATTTTTACGCCATTGTGTGCCGATAATTGAAGCGTCAACAGTGTCGGAACTAATCTCCATTGACCATGATTTTATTTCTGCGATTTGGTCTGAGCCTGCAAAGACCTTTCCCTCGCTACCAGCGTGAGTTGCCATGATATTTCTCCTGTTTTGGGTTAAATAAGTGTGTTGGGTGCGTTTTCTTTCACCGCATAAAGTACGGCGAATGTGAGCGTAATCACCGCAATCGGTTTTTCGCCTTCATCGGAATATTGAATTTCTGTGGTGTCTAGAACGGTGTCCTTCACCAGCCCGTTGATGCTTGGGTCGCCGCCGATTATCTGCTCAATCTCCAGTGCCAAACCGTCAGCCGTTTCATCAATGTTATTGTTGGCTTTGACATAGGCCTCAATCGTTAGATGAAGCTCCCTATGTTGAGTCCGAGGTTTTGACATCGACATCTGATCGCCCACTGATTCCTGTTTGGTATAAATCAGAATCGCAGGGAGTTTGGGGTCATCAAGTGGATAAATCCTAGACTCATAAACCTTAGCTCCAGCCGAAGTATTGTTCAGCAATAAAGCCGTCACCGCATTGCGGATTTGTGTGCGTGCGTGGCTCATAATTTCTCCAATATTAGTTCGATAATTCCTTCATTATCAGGACGGATATTGACGATTTTATAATTTACCCCCGCAACCGTAATTGCATCACCAGTGGCAATTTCAGGAATATCCACCGAGCGAACCGAAAGCACAGGATGCGTTGCCATAACATCAACGCTTCCGCTATTCACAATTTCGGTAAATTCCTGCAACATGCCAGAGATGGTACGAGCAACACCGCCATTTGGAGTATAGGTAATTGCCCGCCCATCAAGGGTTTGCAGGAGCGTTAAATCACGCTCCTGCATGTCATTAATGAAAGTCATAAGCCGACATTCAGCAAAATATTGACATTTGCATCACCTGAAGCTGCTGCCGCTGCTGCGATTCCAACGAGTGTGTTGGCGGTTGCGGTGGTGGTCAGTTTGCTGGCAGTTCCATCCCAATAAAGCTTAGCACCTTGCGTCACAGCACCAGTAGCTTTCACCACGCTGAACACGCCAGTGACATGCACCGCACCTGTTTTACCATCTGCGATATCGGTTTTTGCAATTGCCCCGATAATGCCGATCACCACGAAATCGCCAGAACTCAAAGACGAGCCTGACGGTGTGTAGTTGAGGGATTTTCCCTCTTGAATGTAATTTGTAGCCATAGTTTTTCTCCTAAGATTAAGTTGATTTTAGAGCCAGATTTATGCACCTGGGTTTTTGTAAAGTGTACGCCATTCCAAGGCTTTGGCAGCAGCATCAATACGAACCTTGAACTCCACACCATCGATATTCCAACCATCCTGTTCTTCGAGGAATGGGTTGGGATTTCCATCGAGATAGCCCACCTCAATCACATCAAATATTGATGGATTGGCGATCAGATACCAAGCTGTGGTCGAAGCTGCATCCAGCCTTGCATCAACAATCACGTTGAAGGCATTGCGAACTGAATTTGGCTTGCGACTATTGCTTTGGCTTGGGTCAGTTTCCGAAGCCATTAGAATACGAGCCGTATCCTCCAAAGCAGCTGGTACAATCAGCAGATTCGGGCGAATATTGAGGGTAGCATTGCTACTAGCGTCTTTTTGTGTACGCATCGCAGTGCGTGCTGCACCTAAACTTGCTGCTGTAATCGCTGCACCAGAGCCTGCCAGATTCTTATGGTTAGCATGAAATAATGCCGTACCATCTGCCATGTTTGGGTTGCTGGTGAGGATATTAAACACCAGATCCCCAACTTTCCTGCGAGCCGCACGTCCCATTTTGCGAGGAATCTCGGTAAAGGCATTCAGGTCATCATTGATAATCGCCTGACGAGTGATGCTGAACATTTTGCCATAGGTTAGCAATTGGATTTGCTCTTTATGCTCACCGATTGTGCCATGCGTATATTCACCACCTTCAGGAATCACATCCAGCGATCCAAACTCGCTCATGCCCACACGGTCATGGGTTTTGAAGTCTGAAAGATTACCAGTGGAAGTGAAGTTACTAAATACTTCCTCGGTTTCGCTATAACCTTTGAGCATGGATTTGCGAGCATTATTTGCCAGCAATATTGGAAAATCACTGGAGCTATGCGTAAATGCACGTCCGACAAGTTCTCGTTTATCCATTCTTGCAGTGGAGATATTTTTTAGCTCCAGAGATTTACGAGCCAGCTCAAGCAACGTATAACCACATAATTCGCTGGGTTTAGCCTTCTCATCAGCAATTCCTGCACGATAGGCAATTGCATCCTCGGCATATTTACGGAACTTTTCAGACTCGCTTTCGCCTAAAGATATAGAGGGTTCTCGGGCTTTTGGCTCTTTATTTGCCCCTAGAAACTCTAGCAGCATATCCTTGGCTTTACGCTCGGTGATCGTGTGATCATCAAGGCAACGCTGGAGTATTTCGCTGTTATCCCCTGCATTAAATGGCTCAAAAGCTTTGCGGATAGCATTTCTGCGAGCAGTTTCCTGTTTTAATGCTTCATCGGCAGCGTTCTTACGAATTGCATCAACATCGAGATCAGCACCACTAGTGGTCGGCGGTGCGACATTTCGTTCCTGAATTTCAGGGTTTTGGTTTTCTTTAGGCATAATGTCTTCCTCTTGGTTAGATTTTAATGATTGGGTGGTATCGAGAGTTCTGCCGACTCCAACAGTGTGATCGGCGGGGATGTCAACAAGGCTGATCTCCATGGGTGTCCAGCTGGTAACTCGGTATAAATCGGGGCTGTTTGCTCGCTCTTCTACAAGCGATCGCTCATCAATCTGATAAGCAACTGACACGTTACGCAAGATGCCATCCTCAATATCCTGCCAGATGCCAGCGACATCATCTCGCCTGCTGATACGCAGCTCGGCATAGCCTTTTCCGCCATCCAGCCACGCTCGCTCAACAACGCCAATGCGGTGCTGATTGTCGCCTCGCTGATGGTTATAAAGCACAGGAGCAGAGGCATTCAGCCGTTCAAGATTGGCTTCTTGTGCATCATGACCAAGAACCTCCGTCCATGGATCGGCGAAGAAACTCTGCCGAGTGACTGGCTGTTCTGATGAGAAGGAAACCTTTATCAGCCGTTCATCTTTGGTGATGCTTTCAGCTCGGATTTGACATTCCCTCGTTAGAAGCCCACTAGTGGGGATTTCATTTGTCTTTTTTGTCGGGTTTTTCTTGGTCATCTTCCTTCTCCTGTTCGGGTTCTGTAGGTATTGTTGAGCCTGCATTGCTGGTGAAAATCATACCGTCAGTCGCTTCTTGCTCTCGTTCTCGTTTGATTTGTTCATTGACGATATTTGGATTGTTGCCACGCTCACGGATAACTTGGCTGCGAGCTTTAAAGCCTGCCTGCACCGCTTTTTCCTCGGCATTAATTTCTTTGAGTGGGTCAATCCATGGCAATGATGGCCCTCGGAAATCCGCATCAAATAATGTCATTTCATCAAGGTTCGGCGGCACTTCGATTAAATCGGTAAGCAAGGCCGCCCTGACAAATCTCTGCCAGACAGGTCGAACGAACCTCTCTACAAAATGCTCACGCATCACTGCATAATGCACTGACTGCTCGACTAATTCCTGCCGTTGTGCGGAGTATGTGCCGTTATAATCTTTGGATATGCTGGAGAAACTTGTGCATGTGCCAGCAGCCACAGCCCTAAGCTGACTGTTTCTAAACTGCTCCAACATAGTGTTAGGGCGGTTTGCCTCCATCATGGCAATATCTTCGCCAGGCATCAGATTATCAAAAATCATCCCAGGTTTCATGCTCATTAGGCGATTGCCAGTGCTGTCGGTTTTTGTATTAGTAATCGGCGCATCATTGGATTTGCGGATAAATGCACACATTGCAGCGGCAACTCTTGCTGCTACACGCTCGGATTCTTCATAATCCTTAATGTCATCCATACGAGTCAGGACGCTGGCAAATATAGACACACCACGAGTTTGACGAATCCTGTCCGATAGCTTGAGGTGCAAGATATTATCCGCGACCACACGCTTAGTTTCCGCCAGCAATGTTAGTGACGCATTTGGATCACCTGGATGTTCTTTGTATAAATAATAGGCGTTTGGCTTGCCCCATTTGTTTTTCTGCACGCCCTGAATAATGCCTTTTTTAGCATCATCAAGATCAATCGGCAGCAGGTCACATTCTATTATTTCCAGAGAAAATGGAACTTTTGTGCCGTGTTCTAATGTTGGAATATTCCCTTCCAGCAACTGAGCAAGCACTTCGCCATCACGCATCCAGCAGCGAACTGCCAAGCGTTGCAACTGATTCCAATGCAGTTCCCATGTAACTTCGGGACGCAGCATCCAATCCTCAAAAAGCTGATAGAGCCGAGTGTTAAAATCACCGACTAATTCGCCTTTATTATCCTTTGCCAGAGCCTCAATGCGGATGCCTGTGCCAATGATATTATTGACCAGAACATTGAGAACACCACGAGCAAGATCATGATTCTCATCTAAATACCGAGCTTGTGCGCGCAGGCTTCCACCCGCTTTTGCAACTACGCCATCACCATTGCTGTTATCACTTCTGGTTTTGCGCAGGCGTGAGGGTTTAGCTGCTTCATAAGCTCGAATCGCCCATCTACTACGCATGCGTGAAGCTGCCCAGCCTGGAAAGACTGGAGCTATAATTTTATCTATTTTGTTCATCTTTTGATTATTTCCTGTGCTCACTTCGTTCACCCAATGAAATGGGCTCAAGGCTGTATTACTCGCTAAAATCTGCTAGTGCTGCTGCACTTGTTCCAGTTGATTGCAAGGCTGATAGCCTGCGTTCCCAATATTGGATTTGCTCTCTTATTTCCTTCACATTTGCCAATGTTAAAGAACGCCCATTCATCGAATAGCTCTGTCCCTTGGCAACAGTTAAATCCGCTGCAATCCAAGCGTCCAGTGCCGTTTGTGCTGTAGTTGTTGTTATGGCCATTAACTCATCCAATTATCATCGATAGCAATCCATTCGGTGCTAGGTTTTTGCTGTTCAGGCTTAATATTCAGTTCTTGTTTTTCAATTTCAGACGCTAGCATCTCAAGGTTAGGATTGAGGATATGAAGTGCTGCCATGCCGTAAACACGGCAATCCAACGCCTCATTACGTTTGCCTTTTGGCTTTATCCAAACTCGCTGCGGATGGCCATTGACGAATTTCGTTTGAATACGCTCTGCCGTTAGCTGTTTAAAATAATCTTCCGGATAGTCCGCAGGAAAGTGGCAATAACCAGACCCAGGCTCATGAATTTTTAGCCGTGAATATAGCAGCTGCTTGGCTGTATCCGTACCGATGAGGAATAGCTTCACCCGCAATTTGTTGTTGCGGCTGAACTTGCTCACCAGAGGTTTGCCAATCTGGTTCGCACCCTTTATGGCAAAAACTCGATTAATCTCACGCTGCTTGCAATATTCATAAACCGTCTGTGTATGGTGACCGCCAGAATCTACGCATGTGCAGGAAATCCGCAAATTACCGCCAGATTCATGTGCAATTTGCTGACTGATCAGATTATCTAAATCCTTCCATACTTGCTGCCCAGCAGGGTCGCCATGGAATACATGATATTGCAGCGACCAGCTTTCTTCCTCCAATCCCCAGCCGATAATTTCAGCTTCCAAGCGATCGTCCTGCACATCAACACCACATGTCACAATCAGCACATCTTTAGGAGCAACTCGACCCCAGTTTTCCTTGCGATTTAGCAAGCTGCTGAAATCTATTCCTTCCGTGGCTTCCTTCCAAGTTTCGCCGAGGGAGGTATTTATCCATGTCTGCAAAGTTTCTGGCAAACGCTTGGCTTTGAGAAAACTTGCAACCATTTCCGACCATTTCACCCACGGAGAGTAAAGTTCAGAAATATGAAAGCCCGCAATACCTTTAAATTCAGCATCAGCCTGCCACTTGCCATGAGCAATCATCCATAATTTATCACTTTCAGTCAGCACACAGCCACAATGTTCACACACATAATGCGCCGTTGATGGGTCAGTTTTATCAAACTTCAAATTAGCCCAAACCAGCACCTGATGCTCCTTACATTCAGGGCATGGCACATAATATTTCCGCTGATCACTCTGTTTATAACGAGAGTCAATGCGGCTCTCACCTTCAATAGTTGGCGTAGAAGCTGAAACCAGCAATCTATTCCAGAAAGTTGTAGTACGTTTCTGCGCTAACGAACCAGGGTCACCTTCTGTTCCAGCAGATGCAGGATAGCGATCTTCTTCATCCAGCAGCACAATCCTAATTGGGCGTGATGCCAGAGATGACGGGCTATTTGCACCTGCCATGGTGACATGCCCACCTGGGAATTTCTTATGCAAAAGCGTGTTGCCACTATCTCTGCTTCTCGGATCACGAATCAGCTCTTTTAATGCTTTTGTATCCCGAATCATCGGTGCAAAGCGGTCTTTACTCCAGCTTTCCGCCATATCCAATGTCGGCTGGATAAATAATATCGGTGACGGGTCTTGATGTATAAAATACGCCAGAATATTATTCAAAATCTCTGTTTTGCCAACCTGCGCCGAGGTCATAAATACCACTTCGGAAACAGCAGGCTCATTAAGTGCATCCATCATACCACGCTGATATGGCGCTCTATCAGTTATCCACTTTCCGGGTTCTGCGCTTGCTTCCGGGCTTAGTTTTCGATGCTCGTCTGCCCACTGGCTTACTGTCAGTTCCGGCGGTGGAGAGAAGTGGCTCGTCACCTTGCTCATCAACTGTTGTAGCTTCGTTTTCGTCATAATTGCCTAGTTCTGCCAGTGCTTCATAAATGGTGCGTTTTAGGAATCGCTCAATCTCCTGTGGTTCTTTAAGTGCCGCAATTTGATGGGCAGATTTGCTAGGAATCGTTAGCAGGCGTGACCTGCAAGATGTCACCATCGTTAACCACGAAGATTCCACCTGCTCAATTTGCAGAAGATTTCCTTTGAGCGTACCAACTTCCAGCTCGGTTTTATCTGCCTGCGCTTTGAGCAATCTTGCACGCTCGGTATAAGTATCCTGCGGTGCAGAATCCTTACCCATCGCACGTTCCTGCAAATAATGGATATATCCCTGCACACACGACACAAGCTCATATTTCCCCTTATTTGCTTTGGGAATAACCCCATCTTTCGCCAATTGCTGCACACGCCGCTCTGTCAGATTGAACAGTTTGGCAATGGTCGATACTGGATAAGATGGCTGGGTCATGATAATTCGTTAAATGTTTTTCCATCAGCAGATACTGCCTCTTTGCCTGTAAATTCCTGCCAGCGTTTGACGATGACATCGCAATATTTCGGGTCGAGTTCAATCAGTCGTGCCGAGCGGTTTAATTTTTCGCAAGCGATAAGTGTTGAGCCAGAACCACCGAAGATATCCAGTACTAAATCACGGCTTTTGCTTGAGTTCTCAATCGCTCTACAAACCAGCTCCACTGGCTTCATGGTTGGGTGCAAATCGTTCACATTTGGTTTGTTATAATTCCAGATATCGCTCTGATTTCTATCGCCACACCAGTAATGTTTTCCACCTTCTGCCCAGCCATAAAGTATCGGCTCATATTGGCGTTGATAGTCTGACCGCCCAAGAGTGAAGGTGTTTTTTGACCAGATAATAAAGGTTGACCAATGTCCACCTGCATCTGCAAAAGATTTCTGTAACGTGTGCAATTCTGAAGATGACATGCAGATATAAATTGCACCCTTGCAAACTTTCACCATATTTGTGCATGCGTCAGTCAGGAACTTCTCAAAATCATCCCCAAGGTTATCATTGAGGATTTTCCTGCCAGCCTTGCTGCCTGCTTTTTCTCTTATTTTATCCTTAGCCGAATTGCCATAATTCACATTATACGGCGGGTCGGTAAAAACCATATCTACCAGAGAGCCATCAAGTAATAGCTCAAAGGATTTAGCATCTGTGCTGTCTGCACATAGCAGGCGGTGTTCTCCCAGAATCCAGATATCACCAGCTTTTGTAACCGCAACTTCTGGAACTTCGGGGATAGTATCATCATCGGTTAATCCTTCTGTTTCATCTAAAAGCAGCTTGTCCAGCTCATCAAGATCAAAGCCTGTCAGCTCCAAATCGAACCCGCTATTTTCTAAATCACCAAGCTCTAACGCTAGTAATTCATCATCCCACTCTGCTTCTTCATGGGTACGGTTATCAGCGATACGATAGGCTTTGACCTGCGCTTCTGTGAGTCCTTCTGCAATGTGAATTGGCACTTTTTCAATGCCAAGATTCTGTGCAGCCAGCAGGCGTGTATGCCCTACAATTATCACGTAATCTTTATCCACCACTATCGGCTGGCGGAATCCAAACTCCTTGATAGAGGCTGCTACTTTAGATGTTGCTGCTTCATTGTGGCGTGGATTTCGGGCATAGGGAATCACCCGATCAGTGCTGATCAGTTCAACTTTCATATTCGTACCTATTTCGTTTTTTAAGTTTGTGCGTTTCGTTTTCTGTTTTTAGAATCTCTTTATCCTGCAAGGGTTTGCGAGATTTCAAACGAAACGAAATGCGTTTTTATATTCTGTGACTGCGGAAATCCTGCGGCAGCGGCGTACCCGTAGAGGCGACCCCACAGGAGTAACTGTTGATTTCTTAAGGCTTTCTCATGCGGTTGAGGTAGAAGCGCAGGTTTGCTGCGAACTCTTTAGCAAAGCGTGTGCGAACAGTGGTCTGCATCACCGCATCATTCTCTTTCTGTTTAAACAACTGCTTCACACCTGGTCCCCAGAGTTGCTTGATGGGCAGGCGCTTGCTTGTGAGTCTGACAAACACACCCTTCTTGCTCTTACTTCCAGCCTTAAATGGTGCGATAAAACTGTTCTTATAGGTCTTGGTCTTGCCCCAAGCCTTCGCACGCACACCGCTAGCCGTCTGCCGAGCCTTAAATGCAATCAAACGCAGTGGCTTCCCACTGGCAACGATCACCGCCCAGAGCTGTTTGCGGTTGGCTTTTGCGGTCTTCATACGGCGTTTAACATCGCCCTGTCGTGCGTCCATTTGTGGTGCAATATGCTTGGCACTTGCTGTTCTGCTGCTCTCTGCTACACGATTGAGGGTACGCACTGTTGCTTGTGGTGTGACCTTATGTTCAAGCGTGCTTAATCCTCGCCTCAAACGCTTGAGGTCGCTGCTTACTGTGACGTTGAATGACATGATAACTCGTGATTTTAGGCAATAAAAAAGCCGTGGTTGCCCACAGCTTCTGTTTCGTTCGCACCTCTGCCGATTATGTTTACCATTATGCTAAAAAATGTTGCAAGTGTCGAGAACTAAAGTGTTGCAACACTTTTAACAAGGCTCAGCCTGCATTTAACCGGGTTGCTATTTTAGTGCAGGCAATCACCCATTTACGCCAGGCTGTTGATCGATCGCAGCCAAGCTCCCAGCAAATCGTTTTCCAACGCACTTTTGCAGCACGTTTCCAGATAAGTTTGCGTTCATCAACCTCAATCCAGCACATCCAGTCAAATGTTTGCTCGAGCCGTGATATAGCATCCGGTAAGGCACGTAAGCGTATCGGCATTTTTTCCATAAACATCTTTTCTCGTTCGCTATAAACCATATCAGGCCAAGCGTTGAAATATCCCTGCTGTTTGACAGGCGGTAGTTTTTTGAGAGTTGATATCGCTTCCTCAAAGTGATCTGCCACTTTGCTTGCTGTCCATTTTTCTGCTTTCATACACGCCCCGCTATTTTATGTTGTTTGCAGGCAAGATGCAGCAGAGCAAGTGCGTCAGCTTCGTTGTCGTCCTCGGGATTATGACCCAGAGCTTTTACGGCAGCGATGACTTGTGCTTTGCTGGCATTACCTTTTCCTGTAATAAATTTCTTGATTGTGCCGACAGGAATACCCTCGTAAGGGATGCTATTTTCCTCACACCATGAGGTTAGAGATGCCAGAAACCCACCGTAAGCATGAGCAGCATCAACGCCCAGATGTCGGCGCACTTCCTCAAAATAAAGCTCGTCAATTTTACCTGTGATGTTCAGGGTTTCATTCAGCCAGCGTTCAAATCGCAGATATCGCATGCCACCACCTTCAAAACGGCGTGGGCGGAAATGAGCTGTTCCACTCAAGTGCCTGCCATGCTGATTGGATAAAGCCCAGCCTGTTGATGTGCCAAGATCAAGACAAAGGATTATGGGATTTGATGAGTTGCTATTCATTGTGAGGCCTCCTTTAATGGTGATAGAAAATTTATCGCCCCACACATCTTTTCTAACGATATGGAGAACTCCCCAAGGGGTTCTCCTATATCTTTAGATATAGGGGTTTTTATACAAACTGGATTAACTCCTAAAACCCTTGTAAATATTGGGGTTTTGGGCAGTTTTGGTAGTTTGGATTTCAGTTTGGTGACCGAATCTGGATTTTCGCCTAAAACGCTTGATAGCACTGGGTTTGAGAGTAAATTCCAGTTTTGGCGCAGTTTCAGATTCGGGCAAATCTGCTCCAGTTTCGGAAGTAATTTTTTGATGATATCAGCGAGATAAATCATGCTACCTCCTCATCAAAATAGACCCACACACGACCATTTTCGACAGGCAGAACAGCAGCCGTCTGACGGCATTTATAATGAGTGGGATAAATTGCTTGCAGCTTGGCCGTCACTTCACCAGTTTGTGGATCAACAACATCCTCACCAGTGGCGATGGACATATCTTCAACGCAGAGAAAACCGTATTTTGTGCGTGATGGCTTAGGCATTCCATAATCTGCTGCATCCCGAAAAAACTTGATGTAGCCCTTGGTAGAAAGCACATCAAGACGACCACGGATGGTATCTTTACCGCCAAGCCCAGCCTTATTCTCAAACGCCTGGCAGAATTGATTCATGGTATAGGCACGCCCAGAGCGAGCTTCCTCATACACCAGCTGCAATATCACATCACGTTTGCGTCTACGCTCCGCATCTAGCTTCTGACCATAATCCTGATTGACCAATCGTTCAGAATGATGCTCCAGCTCTCGCCACTGACCATCAATTTTATCAACCAGTTTGGACTTCAGTTTCGGGCCATTGCGCAGTTCAAACATAATCTGGCGTGAGCTGATATTCTCATCAGGCTGGAACATAATAATGCCACTGCTGTAATAGCCACGCAGGCTGCTTGCACCAGAGAGAGCCTGAAAGGGGTCTTCCTCAAGTTTTTTCTTATCCAGCTTTTTTGTATGGTGAGCAAGAATAAGACCTGCACCAGGATTCATTTTATCACGCAGAACATCCAGCCGTTGTTGCAAGAAAAATAACATGGCGGCATTGTCATTTTCACCTGCGTCACTTGTGCCGCCGTCAAAAACGTTGCGCAGCGGGTCAACTACGATAATATCAACTGGTGCGTCAGGAAAATGGTGAGCTATTGCCTTGCTCGTTGCCTCAACGCCATCCTCATTTAGGAGCATTTTAAATTGAGGAGTAATGACAAGATTCTTACGAATCAATGGCATAAAGTTCTGATCAAATGCCATGTTTTGCAAGCGTTCTCGCAAATAATGGTAGCCAATCTCTGCCTGTAGATAGAAAATCCGCAGAGGACGTGCAGGCTTCATGCCCAGAAAATCAATGCCCGCTGCCATGTGCGCCAGAAGCGATAGCAGAAAATCACTTTTACCAACCTTCGGAGCGCCACCAAAAACAAGCAGTCCAGCAGGAGTTAGCACTCGCGGAGAGATTAAATCCTCCGGCATCGGAGATTCATCATCAAGCAGATGACCAACATTATAGGCAGGCACAAGCTTTTCAGTTTGGTAAGCAGTTTTGGTCGCAGATTCTATAAAATCACTGATATTCAGACCATCGGCATCCGCATCCGCAGCGTCCCATTTTTCCGGATAACTATCGGGAATTTGCAAAAGAGTTAGTGATGCAAGTTGCTTGCCTGATAGATATGCAGCAACGGATTCTCCATAATCACGACCTGCTTTATCCTGGTCAGGCCATATCAGCAGATTTTTGCCAGCAAGTGGTGACCAGTCAGTTTTTTCTACTGGGGCTTTTGCACCATTCATAGCTGTAGTAGCACAGAACCCTTGGTCTATCAGTGTCTCAGCTGCTTTTTCACCCTCAACAAGAATGATATTCTGACAGGATTTAATGCCTTGTTGATTATATAAAGGGCGCGGATCAGGAGCCTTATGTTTGCGAGCCTTCACATCCCATGGTCGGAACTCTTTGCCAGAAGGAGGGTCGTAACGATAAACACAGGCAATCAGATTGCCATCGCTATCCGTATAATCCCATTTAGCAGTTGGAGAACCCAGCTCATCCTGTGCTATGTTTTTCAGTTTCGGTGCAGTTTCGGCAGATAGGGAATATGGTCTTTGAGTGGTTTTAGACGTACCAAGCCATTCCTGAATAGAAGTGATAACTTCAGGAAATTGCGTTTTTGTATCTAAATTCTGGCAGCTTGCCCAAAGGTCAAAAATATCGCCACCATCAGCAGTGGCAAAGTCATGCCACATGCCTGCTTTGCTGCTGCTTAACTCAACCTTCAGGCTATCGCCACTATTGCCCTGCACATCACCAACCTCAAAAACATTGCGGTTCTTGTGGCCGTTGGGCAACAGGTAATGCAACACTTCATCAAGACGATTAAGCAAAGCTGTTCTGATATCTTCTGTAGGAACATTCTCTGGTTTAAAATCTAAGTTTTGAGTGGGAGCATTATTGAAATCCATCCATTTTTCTGTCATGCCACCTCCGGGAAACAATGGTGGCGGTAATCACAAAAGCGGCATTCGTAATAATCTTCTTTTGTACTGATTGGTGGCAGTAGATCACCAGACTCTACAGCACGAATAATATTTACGGCTTTGTCGCTGGCCTTTTGAGCGGTGTCGGCATTAAATGGTACAAGTTCATGATATAACTCTGCGGTGTCTTTATTAATGGCAGTAAAAAGTGCTGGGTTTTTAGATATGTCAGGAACAGAGCCTTCCATATATGCCTGATAAATAGCCATTTGAGCTGCATATACCGGCTTGGATTTTGCCACGCCATGTTTTACCGTATCTTTCCATGACTTGTTATTGAGAGATTTGCACTCCCATAACATAGGAAATGACAGAGCAAGCGAGGCAGGGGCAGCATTGATAATCCCATCAACATGCCCACGGATTTTACCGCCAGCGACCGAAAATCCAAATTGCTCACCATTGTTCTTTTCTGTGAATAACTCAAACCCAGCCAGTCTAAGCCATCTTATCGCCAAATCTTCAAACACATGACCTGCTGCGAAGATACGCAATGTTCTGCCTGAGAACTCCTCATTTTTTGAAGCATGCATAAACTCATACTGCAAGGCACGACTGCAACTTACGCCAAGCCGTGATGCGCCGAGATAATCTCGTTTTATCTGCTGCGAGTTTTCTTCCTCCAAGGCTTCATCGATAAGCTCGGTAAGATTTTCTGCAAATGTTGGTTGGTGATTAAAATCTAACATATTAAAATGGAATCTCCTCTGAGCCTTTGCTCATTTCATCTTGATAAGCGGTGACTATTACCTCCACCATTGTCAGGGCTTCTTCTTTGCTTAATGAGCCAAAGCTGCGATGCAGACCTATTTCTGCTGCATATTCACCAAAGAAACGCAGTGATTTTTCCATGCAGTCTTTTTCAAAATCAGTAGGGTCAATCATGCTGCGATACCTCCATGTTCAATTGCCTGATGGATGGCTTGGTGGTTAAAACGCATGGTCATCAACGCAGATGCCTTATAGCGAGTGAGGTTATAATCATTGCGATATTCGGCTGGCAGATAACGCAGCTGGTTTTCGGTAGCAGGTTGATGCAGCCAGCCACGAGTTTTATGGGCTGCATTTTCGGTTTCAAACAAGTTGAGCCAGTCATCACTAGCGGCAAAACAAACAACACGATCACCACTTGCCAGAAGCTTGGTTGCTCCATTTTTACGCCCACCAACAGCGTGCCATTCGCCATTCTTATGGAATACACCGCCCCATGCTTCAAACCCTGTTGCAATGAAATAACGGTCGTCGCCACGTAAATCACACCACAAGAAACTGGAGCGTTTGAGCAAGTCAATTTCCGTCATTACAAAATCAGCAGTATCTTCTTCTTCACTAACACTTTGGCTTTCCCAAACGTAACCGCATAATGGACATTCCTTGCTGGCAAGTGGAACTTCTGCATTACATTCGGGACATTCTTTATATGGAGCTTCACCTTCTGCACATTGATCATCCAGCATCACTTCCTGCTCAAGCGAGCCATGCATTAAAGTTGCAGTACCAAAATCCAGTACCACGCAGTCTTTCTTAATAATGCCAGGGTGTTCGTTTGGATTCACTATACGTAATCCACGCCCCACCATCTGAATCATGGTTGATTTATAGGAGCTTGGACGTAGTAATATCACGCATGATGTTGGAGGATGATCCCAGCCTTCTGTCAGCACAGCGACATTAACAACCACCTGAATTTCACCTTTGGCATAAGCATCAAGTGTAGCTTTACGCTCGCCCTCCTTCATATCGCCCCATATAAGGGCTGCATTTATGCCTGCATCGGCAAAACTTGCTGTTACATCTCGCGCATGATCAACGGTGGAGCAGAAAATAACCGTCTGGCGATCAGCTGCTTTTTCTTTCCAATGCTTAACTATTGCATCATTGATAGGGCGTTTATTCATGATATCCGCCACAGCACCCATATCATAATCACTGACGGTTTTACGAACCTGTTGCAGTTCCTCCTGCACACCAACATTCATCACAAATGTACGGGGAGACACAAGATGCCCCGATGCAATTAGCTCTTTAACCGTTATCTGATCTGATACATTTGAAAAAACCGGACGCAGACCTTTTTTGTCACCTCGATTAGGCGTGGCGGTCATGCCCAGTAATTTCAGATTAGGGTTGGCTTTTTTAGCATGCTCAATAACACGCATATAACTATCGGCACGAGCGTGATGAGCTTCGTCAATTACCAGCACATCAAGCGCAGGAAAATTAGCAAGATTGCTTTCACGAGCCAGAGTTTGCACCATGCTGAAAGTAACATCACCGCCCCAGTTTTTCTCGCTCGCATTAAAAATGCTGGTGGTCAAAGCTGGATTGACACGCAGAAACTTCTCCTGATTCTGAAATGTCAGCTCATCACGATGTGCCAGAACGCATGCCTTGCTGATATTATTATCAAACATGCGCCCCAGCATTGCCGATAGCATGATCGTCTTGCCCGCACCTGTTGGAGCAACTGCCAGAGTATTTCCATGCGTATCAAGTGCAGTAACGGTTTTAGAAACCAGCTCTTTTTGTCTTGGTCTAAGTAACATAATGCCTCCTTATTTTGCCCATGACGGCAGGTTGGAAGCATTGCTGCTTGATGCTGGAGCTGTAGCTTGCATATTTGGTGCAGCAGCTATTTGCCCCATCAAAGATGCGTATTCCTTATTGTCAGGCGTAACGGCATATTTGATGGTGTTTTTATCATTGCCATGCTGGTCCTTCTCAACATCAACACGAGCGATAAATTCCACTCCTTCCAGATCACCCAAGCCATTAATGCAGCGTGCATTTTGTGCGTTGGTAGAGTTATCTTTGTTAGAAATGCCACGAGCAGAATTGAGAATACCCTTGATAAAAGCACGTCCCATATTCGCCCAATCAGGGCCTTTAGGACTATGCAGCCCAATCAAACTCCAGATTTTACGGCGCGCATATTTGCCATCAAGCACCACAAATTCACAGGCAAGATATATCGAGGTTGAACTATTGCTTTGAGTCGCCCAGCCTCCAGTCCAGCCTTGTGATGCATCATCAAAACCACCAGGCTTTATGCTCATGCGCACTTTTGCGAGAGTGCCTTTGGGGATTATGTCAAATTCGTTCTGGTCGTCAGCTTCGTTAAAATTATTCCAGCTCATGGCTATTCTCCTTGTTGTTCAATTATTGGGGAAACTTCGTAAGTCAGGCGTTCTTCAGGAGGTTTTGCTGCCCCTGAGATTTTCTGCATTAACCGCCCAAGATGCGGTTCTTCCATCTCGCCCAAGCGACCAGAGCGATCCTTTGCCGGATAGCCATAAGAGTTGATGGTGTTGCAGATAAAAGCGCGGAAAGACTTATTGTCAGCGTTGGTAATCTCAGCCATGGTGATGACCTGATCAACAATGCCAGGAAGTTCTAAGCCTGTTTTTGAACCCTCAATTTGCGGTACGAATATCTTGCGATTGAAGTCATCAATCTTTTCGTCAAGAATCCCCACAAACCAGATATTCTTGTTTCTGGTATGCTGAAGATGCGTCAGCCAGCTGATCATCTCCTGACCTTGCAAACCATAAGCTCCGCGCGTATCAGGCTTGCCTGTTTTCTCGGAAAATGCCTGTGGTTGGGCTTTGCACCAGCCAAAACACAAACGACCTGCAACGGTTATGGAATCAATGAAGATGGTGTCGTATTTATCGAGAGCAGAAGGATCGCCGAACTTTTCACAAACAGCATCAAAATGCGCCTGTGAGTATGGCTGATCATCTTGCAATGCAGGGTTTGCACCGCCGATAAATACAGCAAAATCACGACAATCTTGCCATGTACGCGGGCGAATGGTATCGCCTTGCCAGCCTTCGATGGCTAAATCACCAGCCTCAAGGTCAAAAAACAGTGTTTTTTCTGCTGGCAATGTCCATAGCAGGGAGGTTTTGCCGATACCGCTTTTACCGAAGATGCAGCCCTTGATACCCTTGGTTTCTTTTAATCGTTCATCGGCTGAAATGATGGGAAGCCTACTAGTAGGGAGCTTGCTCATGCTGCACCTCCTTTACGAGAAAGTGCATCAACAATATTCTCACTACCAAGTGCGCCTTTTTTACGAGCGTCACGGTAGAGATTGCGGATTGCGTAAATACGAGTAGTTAGCGCATCAGATTCTTTATCCAACGCTTGGGTGGCAAAAAACAGCTCATCAAGCGTGGCTTCCTGCGTAGGTTTGGTTACATCTTCCTCAATTGCACCAAGTGCAGGAACAGTAATAAATGCAGGAATTTCCTTTGCGTAATAGCTGTCTTTAAGTAGTTTTTGTAAATTAGGTTTAAACATACATATCTCCATGTTTTGTGGTTAAATGCTCTTTATTCACATCGGTTCTGCTGCCGGGTTCTGACGCCGCTAAAAAGAGCAAAGCGGTTGCGGTATTTCCTCTCGGTTTCCTTTGAGGTTTTGTATTTCCGCAAGAACCCGACATGTTTTCTTGCCTTCAATAAGTTACTTACCGAGAAGGTCTGAAAACTGTCGGGAGTCAGTGGAGATATTCTTTGATTCCGTGTTGAGTAAGATCTTCACGCAAAGCATGCAGCGACTCGTAAAGCGTGCCTCTGGGCGTTCCTGTGATGCGAGATATTTCACTCATGGAGTGCGTGCGAAGATTAGTCATCAGAGTGAGAAGCTTCGGCTTCATCCGTTCGGCAGCCATGTTCAGGTCAATCTGCAAGCCATGGATGTAGGAGTTTTCACTCGCAGTATCGGGTAATTCATCATTCTCACCGTCTGGATTTTCCAACCAAGAATCGAGAGATAACTCACCCATGCCAGAGCCTCGTTTCTGTGCTTTGGCATTTTCAATAATACTGGCGCATTTGTGATTAAGAATCCGATCAACAAAGGTGTTGAAGCTTGCCTTTTTCTGGTCGTATGATTTAATACGCAGCAGATAATCCAGCATCATTTCCTGCTCGAGGTCTTCCACCTCAAAACCGTGAATGCTAGGATGCCGTATTAAGCTCCGGGCGTGATATTGAACTTGGTTGATGACGTATTGATTTATTCCTTTATAATTATTGTTACTCATTTGCTTTCGCCTTTTTTAAGTTTGGCGACCCCAACCGAAGGGGCCGTTCAAACGTAAATGGCGAAAACTCACTGAGCCTTTGGATTCAGAGCTATTTTCTTTAAGCAGAAACAAAAAAAGCCCCTGAAACAGGGGCTTTGCGAGGTAAAAGTTTTTTGAAAAAAAATGAAGTGATCTCAGTGAAATTTCACCAAGCTAATAATTTCTCATTGTTATGCTTGTGATAAATACATGATGCTACGTATGTTTAAGGCTGTTTAACAAAGGTATTTGAATGATATATAAGAATGTTGCATTTGAAATTGAAGAGAAGCTGATTAAAGCTTACGATATTTTTGCAATTCAAATTTTTGAGAATATGGAGCACTTTCGTAAGATTGACGCATCCATTCCTCGCTGGGTGGCAGAGGCAGGTGTTTCATCTGATTGCCCAATAGGGAAAGATAAGTTTCAGCACCTATATAATGGGTCTTCTGAGTATGAAACACTCAACCGAATACTGTACTACTATGATTGTGATAACTTAATCAGCTCGCTTCAGAATGTAGTTAATGAAAGCTTTCATTTATCCGATAGGATAGACAAAATCTTGGCCGAGGAAGTCAGATATAGTGCTGCGGTTGATGAGCACTTGAGCGATTACACAGGGTGCCGGTTTTTATCTGGAGAAGTAGTAGTAGATCTGTTCTCACTTACAAATATGCTATTCATTAACCTCTATTCGCAATTGGATTACATCACAAAACTATTCTTCGAGATGCAAAATATATGTAAAAATTTCGATACTTACCCTAAAATGCGTAGTTGCAGCATTCTTTATGGGAAGAAGGGAAAGCTGAATATCTCATCTATTGAGAACACTATTTTTGATAATGATTCTGCAGCAATCAAAACAGTTATTAATTTCAGAAATGAGATTGTTCATAATGGCACGCTTGACGATAGACAAAAGCTTTTTCAGATGTACGAAGATGGAAAGATAGTGAAACAATTTATTCTCCTGCCAGATACAACAGAAGGGAATCTTGATAGGCATAAAGGACGCTCGCATTTTTATGGCACAGAGAATAAATGGCAAGATATAGTGCCTGCCTTACTTGATGACTTTTATCTGCGACTAAAATACACAATTGACCTAATTCTTAGTTCTCAAACCCAAAATGTTTGAGCTGCTCGTCCCAGATATCAGGGAATGGTGATTGCATGTCTTGCAGGCTAAGTCCTCGTGGTTGCGTGCCATCAAGAATTGCCTGTTTTATTTGTGGGGCAAGCAGATTCAGGCGCAAGATGCGTGATATGTAGGAAGGGTTGATTTTTTTCTTAATCGCCAGATCATCAATGGAGCGATACAGACCTTTATCGAGCTGTTTTTGCCAGAAATATGCCTTGGCTATAGCCTTAATCATCGTTTCATCTGGTTTCTGTTGCGGCGGAGCAGCTTGCGCTCCATCAGGTAAAATCATCATCTTTTTACCACCATACCGCTTAATCTTAATCGGCACTTTGATGGAGATAATATTGTTTTGAACGGTAATGACTGTTGTATGCATGTTATTTTTCCAATTGTTTTTTCTGATAATCAAGCTCTCTGACCAAGCTATCCAGCCCATCTGCACGCACACGTACATCGACATAATTTGGATGGATAACCACTTTTTCCAACATCAGGTGCAGTAAGCGTTCCTGCTCCTTTGGAAATAATTCATTCCAGACCGGAAAAATATCTACCAGCGCATTTCTCACATCCATCTCCGTGATGTTGTCATCGCTGCGAGTGACCTCCTTCCATGTTTCGATAATCATTTCAGGTGCTGCAAATATGGATTTCATCTGGTGTAAAACGACCGTTTCTATTTCGCTGGCAGTCACCTGCTTGACGGGGCAGTCTGGGCAACCACCTTTTCGATAATTCACTGCGCCGTAATAACGATACAACTTGCCACCTTTCTTTTTAGTGTGGCATGGAGTCATAGAGCTATTGCAGCCACCACATCGCAGGACACCACACAGAACCGCTTTTGTTTTTCGCTTGGTAGAAACGCTACGCTCCCTCGGGCTTTTCTGCATAACCTCCCGAGATTTATCCCATACTTCCTGCGTGAGAATAGGCTTGTGCTTGCCATCGTATATATTTTCTTTATGGCGTATCTTGCCAATATATATGGGATTGTTCAGTATTTTATAAATGCTGCCTTTATCCAGTTTTGTGCCACCAATTTCCCGACCATTTTTAGATACTCGTTTTTTGCTAAAAATACCTATGGCAGGCAGTTGCTGCACCACCATCGTGACTGATTTAAGCATGATGAAATAATCAAAAATCATTCGCACCGAGGCAGCTTCATCATCTTTAATATGCAGATGCCTATCTTTTACCTCATAGCCCAGTGGCGTAACACCGCCCATCCACATGCCTTTGCGCTTGGAGGAGGCGATTTTATCCCTAATACGCTCGCCAGTAATTTCTCGTTCAAACTGTGCAAATGATAACAGCACGTTTAGCATCAGCTTACCCATTGGGGTGCTGGTATCAAAATTCTGCGTTACTGATACAAAGGAAACTTCATGCGTTTCAAACACCTTCATCATATTAAGAAAATCAAGCAGGGAGCGTGAGAGTCGGTCAATTTTATAAACAACTACAATGTCAATCTTGCCTGCCTTTATATCAGAAATAAGCCGTTTAAGCGCAGGTCGTTCAACTGTTCCGCCAGAGAATCCGCCATCTTCATATTTATCAGGAACAACATCCCAGCCTTCATGGGCATGAATCTGAATATATCGCTCGCAGGACTCATATTGTGCATCAAGGCTGTTAAACTCCATATCCAGACCTTCTTCGGTAGATTTTCTGGTGTAGATTGCACAGCGTATTTTGGTTTTTATCTCACTCATGTTTTGCCTCCTTTTTTACGTACCAATCCAAAGAAAGCAGGGCCAGACCATGCTGCACCTGTAATATTTTTGGCGATTTTCGATAGGCTGGTATATTTGCAGCCCTGATATTCAAACCCTTCATCCAGCACCATCACCTGATGCTCAATCCCCTTATATTCACGGATGATTTTTGTGCCGACCATCGGGCGTGGATATGATGGCGTCTTTTTTTGCGCACTTCCTCCTGCGCTAAAATGACTCTTTGCATGTTCTGCAATGCGAACCTCAATATCAGGGCTAACTCCATAGGATAATTCCTGCAACCGATAGGCAAGCTTTTTGACCAGCTGCGTTTTATGAGTTCTCGGTGCATCTTCTTTATACATCTCCTGCCACAGCTTCTTTAGCTCTGGCGTGGTCATTTTGGGCAGGGCTAGAACCCTTGACAGCACTTGTTTATCCATAGTTTTTCCTTTGATTTAGTTATCGTCTTTGCTAACCACATGAACGCCTGGAAAACCATTCAAGTCCAGTGAATTAGAGTCGTTTTCTCTATGTTTATCAGCATGTTGTTTTTGATTCAGGCGTGTAATGCCTAAAGCTAGAATGCTGGCGACTTCATGGTGGCGGTCATCTGCGCTCATTAGGGCGGGATTAAGCATATTCATCAGCATCTCCTTGTTTTACTGTTCAAGGAGTTACTTACTGAAAGGACTGTAAAACTGTCGGAATGTTGAAAAAATATGTAATATAAAATAAGGCTTGTTATTTTTATGAACCTAATATAAGTTAGGGTGTTATTTAATTTAATTATAGGAGAGATACAATGGCTACAAATCCACCAACTGGAGATGGGCATCGCAATGGTGCTGTAAAAGATAGGTCACAAGTTCATAACCCACAAAACGACAAGTGGGTAAAACGTGATAGTGATACCGGAAGATTTATGGATGTTAAGTCTGACGGAGCTAAATTTAAGGGTGTTCGCAAAGAAAAGCCTAAAAAATAGTTATGTCAGAACTTTCAAAATCTCAACAGACTCTATTGCAAGCGATTGAACGCTTGAAGCTGGCTATGGGCATGACTCCCACAGTTAAAGAGATTGCTGACGAATTATCCATAAAGCCGCCAAGTGTTCATGAGGCCTTAAAACGACTTGAGGAAAAAGGCTATATTCGCCGTACTCCTCGCAAAGCTCGCTCACTTGAAGTTATTAAGCCAAGAACTCCTGCTAAAACTCAGATGGTTGCTGTCCCTATTATAGGTACAGTTGCAGCAGGTACGCCAATTCTGGCAATGGAAAATCACGTTGGTGATGTGATGGTTCCTCAAGATATCGTGCGCGGAACATGTTTTGCCTTGAAAGTACAGGGCGATAGTATGATTGATGTCGATATTTTTGAAGGTGATTATGTTGTTGTTAAACAGCAGCCCATTGCAGAAAATAACGATATTGTGGTGGCAATGATTGATGACAGTGCCACTGTCAAACGACTTTATATTTCGGACGACCATATTGAGCTTCGCCCTGAAAATAAAAATCTTCAACCAATCCAAGTAGGAGCAGGAGATGAATTAAGAATAATTGGGAAGGTCTTGCATGTATGCTCACAGTCCAGCCCTGTAATGACGAAACAGGAGAGCGATAGCCATGAGCACATACAACCCTAAAATATTCAACAATGTTGATAGCCTAACTGAAATTGATGCCAACCTTCTAATTCAGCTATTCAAAAAATTCCCGAAATTCTTTGAGGTTCACAATATCCCTCTAGATAATGGAGTATTGAATTTTGAAGATATTAGTAAAGCATTTTTCCGCCCAGACGATGCCGTACAGGATAAAGAAGAAACCAATGAGTTGATGGAGGCACTCCAGATCATAACGGAAATGTCTAGCCATGATGCCATGGATTCCCTGCTGGCTGCGGCAAAAGAGCAAAAAATTACATTAAACTTCCAAGCGGACAGTTCTTCTGCCGATATTGCCCTATATTGCTTCTTGCATGAAGAAAATCTCTTCCATACGGAATATGCGCGATCATTAGTTAAAAATTATCGTGGCTTTAGCTTTTTCTGGGGAGAAAATGGTAAGAAACGCACGTTCCCTGAGGTAAATGAGGAAACCATTACAGCTCTGCAGGCAGAGCTAGATGATTGGTTTGCTGGTAATAATCGACTACGGAATTGCCGAGTATATATGTTCCCACAGGCTCATCGTGTCAGCATCGTTATAAAATATGGCAAGCCATTGAAACGTGAGATGAAGATGAAGGACGGGGAAACTGAGAGCGTATTTTACAATCCACAGTGCCATGATTTATTAATTTATAATTGTGATAATGATGATGTTAGCGTGCGAACGGATGGCAAAAAAGGACAGTTGCCCGAATATCTCCGCTGTGTCGGAAAGCATGTTTTTGCAAATGAGGAATATTTCAAAGAAAAGAAGATCTTCTCGCTTGATAAGCTGCGCGATATACAAACTGCAGCTCATAATTTTGCCACTGTAGACAGCATTGAGGATGTGAAGCTGGTTGAGCTCCAATATGAATGGGGTGGTGAGATTGAAATCAGAAAATCTGGAAATTTGCTAGGAACGTTAATCTATAAAAACGGCCTGGATAGCACAAAAAAGGCAGATATTATATTTGCCAAATTCAGCATACGGTTTGAGGATAGCAAAACACCCAGAAAAGTTGGTATTCGTTCAGGAAATCAAGCAACATTTGGTCGTGATGAGGATAGCCTCATTATTGAAGAGTGGATCACAGATCAGCAATTAGTGAAACCAAGAACACCAAAGCAGGAGGCGACACCGTATGTGGAAAAAACTCTCGAACCTGCCACGGCATGAACATAACAACGCTTTCCTGTTAAAGCATTTCGGCAGCGCTGATACCATTCGCGCATGGTTCGATAGCACCAGCAATTTTGATACCCAGTTTCATTGTGAGCATCCAGAGGGCGGGCATTGCAGCCGCCGGATATGTGAGATGCCAGACGGCAAGGTAGTTGCAGTCTGCAATGATGATGAAGCGGCTTGCCCAGATCTGCCATTAACTCGTAGTGATATTCGCCTGCACACATTGAATCTCTCGAAGATAGCCGGAATTATTGCTGAGCTTACCGCAGATGCCTCAATTTACGCTGATGTGCAGTCTGCAGGGGAAGCGGTGAATTGCATACGCATCGGCCATTACATGCCTAGAGGAACTATCCGTTTTCCAGTTTTCTTTGGATTGTCGATATATGATGGTGAGCTTGATGCAGCAATCAATTACTTGCTGAGTCTTGATAAGCCAGCAATCATGCTGCTGCCTTCAATTGAAGATGTGCCACAGGCGAAACTTAACGCAGTCAAAAGCAAAGATTCGGTGTTAATCGGGCTTCAAGACTTGCAAGCTGATAGCAGTCTTATTGATATTGCAAAAGTGGATGAGGCATTTAAGTTATTTTTTGAGGCTCAAAAAGACCCTGATCCTAAAATAAATTGTAAGATATTTCCAGCCCCACCAGGAGCAACATGGGGAAAATTCATTTTTGAGTGGCAAGAGGAGCAGCTTCTAAACGATGCAAGAACTAAAAAGGAGCACAAAAGAGAAATTCTGATGGTTACTTGTGGAAATAAAACTATCCGTTATGAGCCAGACGATTTAAATATGTGGCATACGAGGTCAAAAAAGCCAACTCTTCAGTGGAATTTATTGGGTATCTTTATTCAAAATGGAGGGGAAATTTGCTGTGGAGGTAACGGCAATGCTGACAATGTAAAAAGTCAAAAAGCAGAGCTCATCAGGAAGATGAAAAAAGCCTTTTCCCAATCGGAAGACCCTATACCATGGGACGATGACGAGAAATGTTATAAGTGCAAGTTTGTATGTCGTAACGAACAACAAAACCAATAA